CGCCACTTGCTTGCGGAAGTTCTCATCGAACTTGCGCCCCTTGTCGTACTCTTTCCACTTCTTGGCAACTTGCGCCTTCTCGGCCGCAGTAGCTTCCTTTTCTGACGGCTCATCCGAGTCCACGCCATCATCCTTGCCCTCGTTGCCTTGACGCGGATCGGTCAAGCCATGGGTGCCGGCTGATGCTATTGGACCTTGGGATGCGCCGGACGTGCTCATTTGTCATTACCTGGAGGCAGACGCGGATGCCATTCTTGCCCCATTTGTCCAAAAGATCCCAAGACGCCCGAATCATTGTCTTTCGGACGATCAACGAAACTGATTAGCATCACGCTAAATCCAATCAAAGCACGAATTCCTAACGCGATGAAAATCATTTATGCGGGCTCGTCATAATCGGCGTTTCGCTCGGGTTCGGATTCAGAATCAATTCCGGTCCGATCTTTGCGGCGATCGCTTTCGCTTCCTCTTGCATGCGCGCCCAAGCCGCGTCGGCCGAAGCCTGTAGCGCGTTCGGGTCCACGAGCGGCGGAGTTGCGTTCGCTGGCGCACCTTGAGTAAGCGGAGACTTCGATGCGCCTGGCTTCGCGGCTGTGCGCCGCGCGAGCGCGGGCAGCATGTCATGGTTCAATTTCGTGGGCGGCGCGGGTTGTGTCTGATCTTCAATGCGCTGAGTCTGAAATCCAGGGCGCGAGCGGATCATTGTCATATGTTGTAGTTTCCAACTTGATTGGGGAGCACTATTGGTGTCGAAGATTTGAATGGTGACACAACTTTGCCCTGCTGCGCAAGCGCGGAAGTCCAAACGTTGTTCGCGCCCGTCGAACTTACCCAGGATAGGGCATGGACGGTCGATACGACGCCAGTCCCTATAATGTTCGTGCTGACCGTCTTCGGCGGCCCGGCGAGTACCGGCGATGCGCTCGACGCAACAACGGTTGCCAGGTTGCCGGGCACCCCTGGCGAGTGATTGACTTGTGTCACGGACCCCCGCCGGTCGTCAAGTTGCTATTCGCGGGGCCGACACCGCCAAGCGTGTTGCCGGGCGAGTAGTACACAGGACCGATCACCGCAACCTGCTGCTGCGCGATAAGACTGCGGCTCGTTAGGTTGCCCGGTATCGGATTTACCTGAGTCGTGATCTGCGCCGTGACGGTCGTCAGAATTCCGGTCTGCTGATAGACGCCGGGAGTTGAACCTAGTCCTGTCTGCGCAGCCATTGCTTAACTCCTGAGAATGCCGTTGACGGGCTTGAACAGTCCGGCTTCGGATTGCGTGTAGGCGACGGTCGTGAGCTGCGTCACTTGCACTTGGATCGGGCCGACGCCGGGACCCGTGTTGTCCTGCGTGTTCAACTGGAACGTGGCGCCGCCTTGCTGCACGCCAACCGCGGACGCGATGTACGCTGAGCCGACTGTTCCGCCGATCGTTGCAAGAACGCTTTGGCTAGAGCACAGCACGCCGGGCGATATGTAATTCCACGGCGTTGCCTGGGTCACGAGTACCGCAGGAAGTTGATTCGCATCATGTAGATCAGCAGGCATCAGAGTAGCGCCTTGATGACTGAGATCAGACTGAAGTGGCTCGCAGCAAAGCCGGCGACCACAGCAACGACCTTCGAGTAGTGAGCAGCGACGAACGCCTTGACCGCGGCGACGAGCTTCGACTCTTCGGCCTTCGCAGCCGCAACAGCCTTCGCAACTTCAGCCTTGATGGTCGCTTCGATATCAACAACTACTGGATCAGTCATGGCTTAACTCCCTAAAAGTAACGGACTTTCGGCTTCTGGTCTTTGTCGTTGTGCATCAACCACGCCTCGGTGAACGGGACAAGTATAGATTTTGTCTCGGAAGAAGGCAACTGTGCATCAAACATCTGGTCAACCCCGCGCCCAATGAGCCCGCAAACGTCCGCCGCATCATCCCAACGTCCGGCGGGAAACTTGACCAATTGCTCAATTACCCGATCCGCCCAAGGCCGCTTCACTGGAAAGTGGATTACATGTGCATTCGCCATTGCGTGAAATGCTTGCAGCTTCACGCCCTTATCTTCGAGCGAGGGTAGCGAGTCGATCGAGACGTAGGTTTGCGCGTCACGCATTGCTTTGCGTTTTGCCGGGCCAATTGCCTTATCAATGATGCCGCCTTCATCGAACCACTTAATGGGTTTCCAAAGTCGAACGAGCTTGAGCCAAGAGGCAATACCCACGTCTGTCTCGCATTGCTTACTCCACCAATCAATGGCCCAAAGCTCACTGTGGCGATCAAGCCCCCAGACCCCGTGTTCGGTGAAGTCTGGCTCCTTCTTGCCTTTCTTCGGCTCCATCGTCGCGAAGTCCGAAGCACCGTAGATTCGAAGGGACTTGGGTAAAGCATCGAGGCCCTCGTAGGTTTGGATCATCAATCTACTCGCGCCAGATCCGGATCGTACATGCGGAACATTTCTCTGTTGAAGTGGATGCCCGTGAACGGCGCAGGGCGCTGTTGATACAAAGCAGCCCAAGTACGAGCAGCGCGCGGGTTATTGCGCCACGTATTCCAATGTTCTCTAGGGAACCATTCAGGCCAGAGAAATTCGCCGGGCTTTCGGCCCAGTACATCATTGGCCCGTTCCGATTCTGCTGGGATACAAAGCACTTCCCAAGTTTGTCCATCGCGACAGTCAATTTGTCCTGATTCCCCGGCGTAGTCTGTGGGTAAAATAGATCCACTTAAATCCTCCTCATGCCATCGAGTTTGAATGATGATCGTCCACATCTTAGGTTTTGCGCGAGTCATCGCCGTGTCGATGTACTCGTTGTAGGTCTTCTCGCGAAGCGCCGCAGAGTCGGCCTGCTCGCGGTTGGCAACGGGGTCATCGATAATGACGCCGTCCGCGCGATTGCCGGTAATACCCGCGAGCAGGCCGGCTGCCATCATACTGCTACCGTTCGTCAACTGCCAGTCATCAATCGCTCTTTGGTCATCAAGTAGTGTTGGCTTTTCATTCCACAGGCCGGTGTACAGCGGGTCCCGGCAGATCGAGCGCACCTTGCGGGACTGCTTGCAAGCAATGGATGTAGCGTAGGAAGCAAGAATGATTTGTGTATTGGGGCGTCGCCCCATTGCCCAGGCCGGCGCCACAACGCTTGCATATGTACTCTTGGCCGATCCAGGTGGGGCAAAAATCATCAATCGGCCGCGAGGGGTTTCTATGCATCTCTGTATCGCCTGCATGATAAGCAAATGGTGAAGCGCGACGTTGCTCTCGATCGGCTTATAGCCTGCGGCAACCGTCTCGATAATGTGCTTGCCCTTCGCATCGTACTCGTCCGGTATTTCGACAAGCGGCACGCCAGGGATGTCGATCGACTGGCTGAAGTCCACGAGGCTCGCGTTCGAGCGCTCGCGGCGCTGCAACTCAATGCCGGCTTGAAGTGGGGTGACTGCCATTCAATCAAGCTGTAATATGCTTCGTCGCCCACATAACAGCTTCCTCGATCTTCGTCTTGGCGAGCGATATCTCACGCGATTCGCCGAGTTTACTGATGTACTCGTAGAAACCGAGACCCCAGCCTTTCATAACCCTCATTTGAATCTTTTCGACGTCTGAAAGCACTCTGTAATCCTGACGCATTATGTTGTTCGTGGGAAACTCCTAGTTGTGGGGCGGCTAGCATAACAGCGGATCGACCCCTGCGGCAAGTTGATGTCCGTCGACGATGGCCCGAAGCTCATCGTTCGTCATGCCGGCAAGCACCCGAGCGGTATCCTGCTTAGTCTGGTTGCGCGGGGTGGCAAAGTTCTTGAGCTTGTCCGCAGCGCTCACCCGGTTGCGAGGTTCCGCCATCGTGTCGCGCATGATGCTTTCGAGCACCTTCGTCGCGCGATCGATGTGCGCCCGCTCGATGTTCTCGGAGCGCAGGATCTTGTCTGCCGCGGTGATCCTATCCTTATCGTCATCCGCTCCTAGCATCTCGACGAGGATCAGTACCGCCTCATCGCGCCGGCTCATCGTAGTACCCGTGGTCGTGGTGAATGTGTTTCGGATCATCGTCGATCCATACGTCCGCGTCCCAGTGCTGATCCTTCGCCTTGAACGCGCAGTACACAATCCCGATGCCTGTTACTGGCACAGGACAACTCGGATGACGACTCGTAACGATCTTTACTTCATGTCCACGCGAACATGCATACATGATGAAGTTGCTCCACATCTCAGGATCGGCCGAGAACGTGTTGTCGTAGTCGAGCGCTATCTTCATAGCGTGCGCCAAACCCCGATGATGTAGCCCAAACAGCCTGCCACGAACATTAAAAGTGCGGTTGTCATTATCCTGGCCCTGCTACTGTGGTGATGAGATTCACGTATGCACTCGAAGTGATCTGGCCTTGCAATTGACTGGCGCTCACCGTACCGTCGCGCAGGGCTATGAACTTCGTGTAGTCTGTGATCGCTGCCGCCTGCGCTGCCGCGCTTGTGATCCACGGATATCCGACGATGTACATGTTCGGCGCGTCGATCAAGTTGTAATATGCTTGCAGCGGGGAGCGATTGCCCATCGTCGCTGCGATCCAGCTCGTCGTTGCGAGGATTTGCTGTTCGAGCACGAACGCGACGACGCCCGAGGCAATGACTTCGTTCGGAAGCTGCACGGGCTCGTTCGTGATGATCTCGATCACGTGATACTGCGGATAGTTAGCCATTGCGACACCCCATGAAAAACCTATGCTCCGCGGCCATCACGTACCAAGGATGCGCGCCGGGTTGCGTCGAGCAATCAAGCTGCGAGTAAATTCCCTGAATCGCCCAACTTGCCTCGTGCGCGCATTCGGGCAAGTTGTTGTCGACCGCCGGCCCCGCATGCTCTGGCTCGGTCTCGCCCAAGTTCGCGATGATCCTACCTGAAGGGATGTGCTTTATCAACAGCTCGCAGTGTGGCCCCATCAAGTGCCCGTCGATCCCGGTGTCATGTACTTTATCCACCATTGGATCGAACTCGTGAATCTCGCCGGTACACTCATCGAGCATGAATTCCGGGACGCCTGAAAGAATCGCGACAACCACATCCTGCACCGAGAAATACTGATGGTAATAGTCCGTCATGCAAAGGTGGACATGATAAGTTCCCACGAGTGTCGCGAGGTTCGTCTCAAGCCATTTGCGATCGATCACCGTGACCGATGTCGGGTTGCCTTCGGGAGTGGGCTCGATGTACTCAAGTACTACTGTACCCTTTAAAGTAGATCGGGTTAGGAGCATACCGCCATGCTCCATCGTCGTCCCGGTAGTAGACGCTTTCGCCGCGCGCAGTGCGGACACAGCGGTCCTCTCCAAGAGTGACGTCGCGTTGGCTGACATCGATGCCGACAAGATTGTTAGGAACAAGAAAGTTAGGATCTTCAAGGACGGGCTCCATTTTAGAATCTCCATGTGAGATGAATTTGCTTTCCGTGGCATGCATCGACGAAGAACGGCGGTGAATCCTTGGGGCGCTGCCAGCAATCTACCTTAAGCGCAGGGGCGGCACAAGAGACGAGCATAGCGCAGGTAAAGCACACGGCCGCGGCGAGAACGAAGGAGAGCACGGACCACACGGCTAGACGTAGTGCTTGGCGCATAGCGCAAGAACAATGCCAGCGCAGTAACCGCCAAAGTCTTGGAGATTGTCATCGAAGTCCTGAGCGCTCTCGTAGTGCTTGTCGATATAAAATTCTTTCACGCCAGCGCCAAGAACGAAGGCGAGCGCGGTGTGCGGGAAGGTGTAAACCATGGCATACGCGAACCAGCAGTGCGCGTTGAATGCGATGAAGGCCGGGGTGACAATTCGAGTGAGGATGTTTGTCATGGGCGGATGGTACCCCCCGGCCGGTTCAGATTGCAAGTCGTTTTGGGTCCCTCGATTGGCATGCTTCTTGCGAAAACCTAATAGCTAGTCGCGTTGCGCTTTGAACCTAGCGCCCGCTCACCTGCAATCCGCGGGTCCCTCAAAAGGGGCTCCTCCCCCCGTCGCAATTCGGCTGCCGTGGCCGCCTAGTCGTGGCACGCTACTTGCGAGACCAAGGTCGCCTTGGCGGGATGCAGACACCTGAACAGTACAGACGGTTCTTAATCACTATATACCTGCGTAGAGGATATGCATATAGGCCATAGCGGGTTGGCACGCTACTTGCCCACAGCCACCAGCCCCAAGTCCGGCCCTATGTGTATGACCGTCTGTACCGGCAAGGTGTCTGCTGTTTGATTTCAAACTGCTATTGTGCTCTAATGTCTATTTGTGAGGGTATTCCATGAAAAAGCATAATGATTACAAGCATTTGTTGCCAGGCATGGCTGCATATCGCGAAGAGCGGCGCGCTGTGAGACTTGAGAGCGCTCGACAAGCTAGGGCATTGATAGCCGATGGCATGAGTCATCAGCAAGCCGCTGAGATGTTCTGCGCGTCGCTTGGCACGCTCTTTTATTGGCTGCGCGAATTGAAAGCGTTTGAAGCAGACAGAGCAGCCACTACGAACCGCGATCCGCTGCTTGAGTGACAATTTTTGTCACAATGTGACGGTCACATGTTGACACTATTTGTCACCGCGCCGCATCAATCACGCAACCAGCCCACTGAATGAGCAATATGGACTTGGCACAGCACTTGCTTATTCTTTGGTGAGAGACAGATTTTTCAACAGGAGTAAAGAGCCATGACCAGGAAAGACTACATTCTAATTGCAGCGGCGATTAAGTACGTGCGGGACAATTCGGGGAATGCGTGCGAGCGCACGGCAGCCCTGGTCGCTGTTGAGCTTGCAATGCAGCTAGCAACCGACAATCCGCGCTTTGACCGCGAGCGGTTTCTAAAAGCGTGCGGGGTAAAATCATGAACGCAAACGACTGGCGCGAGGAATGCAACTACATCACAGAGCAAACGGAACCCTTCGTGCTTGGCTACGGCCCAAGCGAATTTGAGGACAAGGCGCAATTCGTGCGCTACTGCACAATGCAGCGTAACTCCGCGACGCGCCAAGGATTCGACGATGCAGCACAGTACATTCAACATTGTTTAGATGACATGGTGCAATCATGAGCCAATACAAAACACTCGCAGCGCGCTTAGCGTCTTGCGTTGAAGCGCGCGCCATCTGCTTGGCGTCCAACAATACGGAATGGTACGCGCGTTATGAGGAGTATGCGCGGCTGCTTACGAAAGAGTTTCTGCCGCACGGTTCAGGCATTGATGGTGACAACATTTTCGACATTGGCGCATCGCGCCCTGACAAACTTGTCGTACATACCGCATTTCATCATATGGACGAATTCGGCGTATATGACGGATGGACACAGCATCGGGTGATAGTGATCACGCCAACATTTAGCGGAGTTGATATCGCCATACACGGCCTCAATCGGAACGACATCAAAGATCATTTACACGAAGTATTCCATTACGCGTTGAACAGAGAAGTGTCGGACGAAGCATACGCACAATTACGTGGAGCAAGCTAGCATGATCCGCTACGGCATCCTGACCCGCTTCGAGCGCGCGGTATTGGCGCTTGCGATTGTCCTAACCATCATTGCAACGTGGAGTAAGTTGTGCTAATCAAATTTTTAGATGGTACGCAGCGCGAAATCGCGGACTTGTGCCGCGCGAACTTGTGCCGCGCGAACTTGTGCGGCGCGACCTTGCACGGCGCGAACTTGCGCGGCGCGAACTTGCACGGCGCGACCTTGCACGGCGCGACCTTGCACGGCGCGAACTTGTACGGCGCGAACTTGTACGGCGCGAACTTGTACGGCGCGAACTTGCGCGGCGCGAACTTGTGCCGCGCGAACTTGAGCGGCGCGAACTTGAGCGGCACGGACTTGTACGGCGCGGACTTGAGCGGCACGGACTTGAGCGGCGCGAACTTGTACGGCGCGGAGTTGCGCAGCGCGAACTTGTACGGCGCGAACTTGCGCGGCGCGAACTTGCGCGGCGCGAACTTGCGCGGCGCGAACTTGAGCAACGTGAAAGGATTAGAACAGCAATCAATATTGCCAGCTGGTCAACTGATCGGCTATAAGAAATTAGCGGATGGCAGTATTGCAACCTTGCGTATACCGGCAAAAGCGAAACGCGTGAACGCCTACGGCTCACGCAAATGCCGCGCAGAGTATGTAACAGTCATATCGGGTAAAGGTACGGACCAACATTCTGGCACAATCAAATACGCGCCAAGCAAAAGGATTGTGCCCGATGGCTTTGACCCTGATCTGCGCGTTGAATGCTCGCACGGCATACACTTTTTCATAACAGAGCAAGAGGCAAAGGATTACTCATGAAACGCCTATATCAAGGTCCGCTCACGCTCGACGCTGACCGCTGGCATGTCTTGGACCGCGCGCCTAATTGCTGCGCGGCTATCTCAAGCTTCAGCGCCGAGTCGAGCGCACGCGAATACATCTACCGGCGCCAGCGCATCGGCAACGGCAGCCATTTAACGCTAATAGCGCCAACAGCGGGCGCGGGAGTCTTACTGTGAACCGATTAGTAATGCTGGTGTGGACGCTTGGCGCTCTGGTGTTGTTGAGCGTGTTCAGCGGCTGCGCACTGACGCCCAGTTACATAGAGCCTGAAATAGAGCATATGTCGCATGCGACACAGCATCAGCCGTTCACCAATGAGCCCAAGCGTTATGGCGCGGAAATTGCCAGCCTGGTAGTCGGCTGGGACGTGCACAATGTCAGTATCCAGCTAGCCGAAGGCGTAGCGCTCGACAAGCATTATGCTTGGGACAATTCTAACGGCGAGATTATGGGACCGCGCGAGCAGTTTAGCGCTCGTGTAGGCTATCGGTTCGCAATCAAATAGGAGTAAATCATATGAAGCTACCCCAATTCATTCAGCGCTGGATTAATCGTCGCATGCGTGCTAGATATGTGATTCGTCAGGTAGGCGACACATTCGAGATACGTTGGAAAAGTCTAAAGCCATGGAAACCAGGTAGATTCTGATGGGCCCACATCTTGCAATCTTGTATCACGCGATGCTGCTCGCGGTCGCGCTATCCGTCGGGATAGTAGTGCTCGCGTTAGCAGCGCTCACAGTGTTCGCCGTAGCCATCATATGGGAGGCATTCTATGACGCGCGCAACCGTTGAATGGATATTCATTGGGCTTGTGTGCGGCTTTGCCGTGTACAGTCTAGGACTTATGGTGCTGGGATGAAACGCGACCCTAAGGATATGCCCGACTGGCAACGCGCTGTGCAGATATTCTATCATTTGATCACCGCGACGCTTATCGCGGCTATCGTGATGGGCGGGTTCGCGCTACTGTGCGTGAAGACTGAGCCAAGCGGTAGTGCAACCATTGCCCCAGAAGCGTCAACCGTGTTCGACAGAGCGCAAAAGGATATGTAATGACATTCGTTAAATGCGATATTCTAGGCCATTGCAATCATGGCCACATTGAGCAACCGAGCGGCCCACACGCCGCACCTGAGATCGATCCGAGCGGCGCCATGTCAGGCATTACGCTGCTGCTGTGCGCGCTCGCCATCATGTGTGGGCGCAAAGGTTGATATGACCCCGTATCGCTGGCAAACGTACAATCCGGACGGCAGCAAACGTTCGAATGGCAATTCGGAATACGCGCGCTTGCGCGAAGCCGAACGCATGGTGTACAAGGTAATAAATGATTTGCTGAAGGGATGGAAGTGTGGCCGATTATTTCTTCGACAATGAGCCGATGCGCAACCTTAAGAGTTTGGCGAAATTTCGCGCGCAAGCTCGCAGGCTTGAGTCTGAACATGTGCGTACCACGGCTACACAGTTGTTGCGATATGGGGTTTGTCCATGCATTGCGCTAGGACGGTATTCGACTTGCTGTCAACCTAAACACGGAGACTTATCAAAATGAAATTCTTTCGCGGTCTATTGTTCGGCACGCTGCTCAGTGTCCCGGTATGGGCTCTTATCATTTGGTTTACCGTTGCGCGCAGCGATGTGCCCGCCGCAGCGACACACAAACTCGCCGGCTGGGTTCATATGACTGGCTGCCCACACAGTTCCAAATCTATTGGACAGCATTTTGTCGTGCTGTGGTTTGACGACGGCGAATCGGTGCAAATCGATATCAACAAACTTACTGACGAAAAGCGCGAAGATTTAAAGGCATTCATAGGCGACGTGCAGGGCTATACGTTCGTCGCTAAATGCGAGATGGCTACCTAAGATGCGCACATACGAATATGAATTGGCGTATCCTTTGCGCCATCCGGATGGTGATCGCGTCGAGATTGTAGCGGCCGGCTTGACGCGC